TAGCTGAAGTCATTTGGATTTCTCTAAATAACGGAGCTAGTACTAATTCTAGTTGAATATCTCTTTCGATATTTGTTGATACTGTTTGTTCGAAATCAGCAGAAGAAACACCTACACCTGAATGTGCATTTACTTTTTCCATTACATCTCTACCAAGTTTAGTATCGTAACCTTTACCTGTAGCAAGTCCCATTACCCAAGCGTCATCAATGTCGCTTTGGAAGGCTTTTTGCCAGTCAGAGTTTTGTCTATCACCAAAGACTCTTTTAGATTCACGAATTGCATCGATTTCATCTTTTTTATCTTTAAGTGCGGACTGAAGTTCATTGACTACTTTTTCAAGGTCTTCATGCTTTTCTGAAACACGTTTTTCAACGTCATTCATGAGCTGTTCAGCTCCAGACATTCCAACTTCGACTATAGTTTTAACTTTTTCTTGCTCTGCTTCCTTTTCTGCTAGCTCAACTTCTTCTTGAACTGCTTTTTCTTCAGCGTCTGCAATTTCCTTAGCCTTAGCTTCAGCTTGTTGCATTGCAATTTTAGCAGCTGTTGATTTAGCTACTTCTTCTGCAAAAGCTTTCAAGTCGATATCGCTGTTAGCTTCGGGAGTTTTAGTGTCATTTGACATATTAGTCTCCTGTTTTGAGGTTTTATCCTCGGCTTGTGGCGCAGAAAAGCTCTGAGCCTCGTTATTATTAAAGTGCTGTTTCCAGTCGTTGTATTCTTCCATGCTGTCAAATGACTTTGAAACCGAGAACATTGCTCCCTGGTTACAAGGTACACTAACAACTGATACTTCGAATAGTTCGGCATCTTTTATCGTATATCCGTCGGTTTCTGAGTTATAATCTGCGTCCTTGACTCTGAAACCAACAGAAAAGGCTCCAAGAACACCATCTTTAATAAGATCTTTTATTTCGCCTGCGGACTTGGAAACTTTCGCTCCAAATTCGAGACCGTTGTCTGTAACTTCCAACGAAGTTGCACGACCAATAGGTTTGTTATAGTCATGATTAAATAGAACAATTGGATTAGTTTTATAATTATCTAGTCCATTCTTTTTGATCCATGCATCATGATTGATAACATCTCCTGCTCGGTCGACAGCATTAGTAGACGCTAATCCTTTAATATTAACGCCACCATCTTCGTCCTCACCAAGAGTTTTGAAAGTATTTGTCCAATGAAAAATTTTCTCCATGTGTACCTACCTTATTTCTTAGCTTTTTTGGGAGCTGCCGTTGCTGCTTTTTTAGGTGCAGCCACTTTAGGGGCTTTTTCAACAGCTGGTGCTGGTGTCTCTGCTCCCATAGCTTTGGCCCATTGGGTTGGAAAGTTAGACTTTATCATTCCTTGCATACGCGTCCAAGACCCAAAAGGTCTCTTTGCTAGCATGTAACGCATTGGAGCGTCATCTGCTGTTTTATACTCAGAAGGAGTCATCATACCTTTGTCAGCAAAGTAATTTGCTAGTTGTTCAAGTACTGCTTTCTTGTTCGCCATTATCCTGTTCCTCTTCTTGTGGTGGTCTCCCACCTTCTTCGGGGTTTGCTGCGCTACCCGCAATATTAGCTGGAACTCTTAAATCGTCATGTCCTTCTAAAGGCTCTCTGCCGAGTTGAGTCCTAGCTTCGTTTGGTGTCATTATGCCTGTGTTAACCAGAGTTGCGTAATACGCTGCTTGGTCTCTCAATTCTGGTTGCAATGCTGGAATGTCTGTGACATTTTCAACAAGTGCAAAACCAAAGTATCTTTCAAAGCCATATGCTATTTTTCTTACTATAGGGAGAATAGTCTCCAAGTAGTAAAGTCTGTGGTTAGGTCTAATATTTGCATTATTCCCACCATCTAGAAGAATAGGTGGAACACCCATAGCTTCTAAAATTATTTTCTCATTCGCTGTGATTGATGTCTGGAAATCCAATTCTTTGAAGTTGATTTTTGATAACTCATCAACCTCAAGTCCACCATCTAAAATAAGAGGGCGTTTACCGCCGTTTTTTGGATTGTACCTTGTTGACCAGGCTTGCAGCATTCTTTCTTTAATTCGGTCAGAAAGAGTGTTAGGGCTCTTAAGTACTAATCCCGGAACTGCTCCATTCTTAAAGAAGTTATCTTGAAACTTCCTCATGTTATCTAGTAAATACATTGTTCTATATGCGGGTTTCAACCTTGGAGTTCCACGATATATTGATTTAAATGAGTTTTCTTTAATATGTATAATTTCTTTCGTAGAATAGTCGACATGACCATCATATGTGAATTTCTCAATGTAAGTACTAGTATCAGAATGAATTGTTACGTTCTGAGCTGGAAGATGATATAAATGTCTTCCATCATAATATACGAAAATATTTCCATCAATCATTAAATCAATAATAAGATTTCTCTTAAAAGTATTGACATCCTGAAATGGATTCGGTTCTTTATTAAGTAATAAGTCTACACGAGTTTTTCGAACATTTTCTACTACTGGTGCAATACCGTTTACTTTTAGTCCAACATCAAATTTAATATCTGCTGAATCATCCACTATCATATTTACTGCGCGATTAACTACTTCTAGTTCTTCGTACGCGGATCTGTAATTGTCTTTGTTTTCACGGGTGTCAATCGACATACCCTCTTCTAAACCAATAAACGTTTGTGCAGGATTTAATTTTTCCTGATCGTCATTGTTTCTGTTTAAAAATCTGTCATACCATGCCATGTTTTTCTCTCTGTTTATCCACCCATCTTTTTTGCTTAAGTGCTGTCACTAGTTTAGGTCTTTTGCCATAAATACTGTGAAGCCTTTGATGGTGGGCTTTGCATAGTGTAGCAGCTTCATTGTAAATCTCATTAGTAAATTCTTCAATAAAGTTTTCACGAATTTCCATTATCTCGTCGGCTGATTTTATCGTAATTTTATTACGGTTCAACCAAGTCTCTAAAAGCTCAGTCATTCCGTAAAAGTGGTGAAAGTCTAAATGTTCTGTCTCACCACAGATAAAGCACTGGGTGTCTTTCTTATATTTAGATTTCGCTTTGTCTCTAACGTACTTGACTAAATCTCGTTTTAAATCCATAAATTCCTATTTATATAAAATTATACCAAAAATTCACCTTCATGTCAACATTTATTTTTAGGCAGGTCAAATCTAAAATGTACTTGCAGATGTCTCAAATGTATACAGCGCATATCTCAGGGCATCTGACATATGACTTGCCATATTATGTTTTGGCTTTTCTTTAAGTAAATTTGGATTTGGATCCCACTGATATTGGTCAACGCATGACAATGCCTGTGAACATCTTTGATCTATTATCAAATTATCATTATCTATAATACCCGCTGCATGGCCGATTCCGTCTAGAACTGATTTTTTCGCATTGATAGTAGAAATATCGTAATTCTGAGCAAAATCAAACCTAGTTTGTTGTGCTGCAGAGTCGATATAAATATAGTCAATACTATGTTTATCAATTAAACGGCGAATTTCGGCGGCATGTTGTTCTGTAGTTCTTTCAGCGTCCATGTATTCATCTATAAGATAAAATTTTTGTTGATCCCAATCATATGCTATAACGCACAGCGCTGTTGGATCTTTATATCCAACATCAAGCCCCGCGAATACATCCATCTGACTAGTATCTAACTGACTGAGGTCTGCGACACACTCTTCAAAATTAAAATTCCATACTTGTCCTTCATATGTGTTAAAATCTGCCATATATTCTTGGGCAAATTCTGCTGAGGACATAGCTTTTTTTGCTTCTTTGATATCATCTTCGCTGAAGCGTGGGTTTTCGTGATATGTGGCTCTTATAGAAGCCCAATCTTTAAATTCATCACTAAACCCTCTGTGATAAAAGTCAGCAAACCAATTATTTCTACCCCTTGGAGTAGATATAAATACTGCTTTACTATTATCTTTGTCTAATGTAGGACGAAGAGCTACATTGAAAGCATCTTTACCATCAGCTAATGCTGCTTCGTCAAAAATTATTAAATCATACGATCTACCTACGGCAGAGTCCACCTGATTTACTGATCCCATTCTTATAGTAGAGCCATTAGATAACTCTATTACTTTATCTTTTGCATTATCTTTTGTAACTTCTAAGTCAAAGTGTTTTATTAGTTGTCTTTGCAAGTCAAAAGAAATTTGAGATAAAGAGTAGTTAGGTGACATAATTAATATGTTAGAACCTGGCACGAGGGAAACAAGCTGTCCAATGACATTTGCTATATATGTCTTACCTTGCCGTCTAGAAATAGCGGCGCATACGAATCTATATTTAGGGTTGTTTACAGCATTAATTAATGCTTTCTGGGAAGTATTAGGTTCTATACCTAATAAGTCCAGGTACGAGTCAATAGGAAGTTTAATGAATCTTTCCGCTGTAGGAAACTCCATAAAGCTATCACTAAGTATATCTTTTCTACTAATATCTAACATTAGTGTATAGTTCTAGTTAGTGTTTTACCTAATAGAGTGTCTTCAGTAAGCACTCCCTCTGATTGTGCTATATGTAGCAGGTATAAATATCCCATACATATCTCACTCATCATTTGATCTTCGTCTGAAATATGCCTTTCAGCTTCCGCTTTCTTATTGAGTGCGGATAAAGTGCTACTACAAGTAATAGCAACTCCTTCTAGCCAGGCTTCTTTGTTGATCATTACGACCAATTAACAGGTGTACCTAATATTTCTGCATGAGCTGCAAATATTTGGTCTGTTTTATCTTTTCTGATGAATGTAACTTCACCGTCAGCTAAAGTCATAGTTCCAATAGTAGTATCTGATGCATTTGCAATTGTTAGAAGCCTATTTGTAGAACCTGAATTAAATAATCTGACATCAGTAGAATCTTGAAATGTAGATGCGGCACCTACACTTGTTCCACAAGCTGCCTCTGTTCCTTTTATTCTGAAAGACATTTATTTCTCCTTTGTACGTTTAGTACTCTTTGCTTTTCGTTTAGCTTTTATCATAGCATCATCGATATCAACATCTCCGTCCATATCTACATCTTTACCATTAATTATATTCCAAACTTTTAAAGCGGTTTCTTTTATTTTATTTACCATTTTACCTTATTTGCCCAGTAAGCTGCTGACATCTTACCCTTGGCGATATTTTTTCTATGCCT